ATTGATAAATTAGCCGTAGGAGCGTTATTTCTTATATTTTTCTTTATGGATTTTATTGAGTTCGCAGGCGCTCCTGACAGAAAGATGAAAAATAAGTAGAGGTATAATAATGGAGTCACCATGCATAAACAGCTATTAATAGATGGATGCATACAGTGCAAATATAGGATAGACTTTTTAAGAAACTGCATCTGTGAGATAAAGAACATTTGTATAAAAGACAAAATGACTATACCAAGTTGGTGCCCATTACAAAATGTTGATATAACATCAACTAGCAATAGCGTGGAGGATGAATGGGAAAAGACATAAGCCTAAACCAAGACGCAAAAATAATACAGAACATATTGACGAAGATCGCAAAGGAATCCCCGGATGCAAAGATCGTCGTTAACCAGATAGAAGTTGGCAAGGTTGTTGTCGGTGACTGCAATGAATATGAGAGCCCAAATATGGTCAGCGGTGCATCGAATGATATGCCACAAATGCCGCAAGTTAATAAAGGTGATGTCTTACCGATATATGGGAATAATGAGTTGAAAGATGCGATCATTGAAATATTGGAAAAGATCCCGGAACCAAAGTATGCTCACCTACTACAACTCGTATTCTGGGCTGTCATGGATGAAAGTGACAGTGAAAAAAAGGCCGCAGAATATCTAGGGGTAAGCAGTTCTACAGTTGGAAGGTGGTTAGACAAACTTAGGATAAATGAATACAACAGGATGAAGTTAGCATGAAATTCAATATAAATGATGACGTAAAGGTAAGGCTGACTGATTATGGCAGGCGTGTTTTAAAAGAAGCCCATAACGAGTTAATTAACAAGTATAATATCAGCAAAGACAGCCCTGTATATGAATATATACCGCCAGAAGAAGATAACGAAGGGTGGTCAAGATGGCAGTTATGGCACCTTATGGAGAAATTTGGTGACGTAATATACTTAGGGGCCGTACTCCCATTTGAACCAACAATAGACATTTGCACAGTTGGAGAACATGATGGCTGATAACACAGGTTACATCGACATGATTTACGACGAAGCGGTTAGCGACACTGTCGCAGATTTCCTTATCAGTGCCAAGGAGTCTATTAGAAAAATCGAAAAGATATGGACGCATTGGGATAGTGAGAACGAACCAGACGACGATAAACATGACAAACTAAAGGAGCTTATCTTAGACATATTATCCGCATCAAATGATGCTGTATCAAAATTTTATGCTAAAGAATCTGAACAGGCTTCTCCCAAATAGGCATTTTCAAAATTCCGGCTGGCCTTGGGGCTTTGCTAAATCCAAATATTTCAAAGTCTTTTGACTTCCAAAGACTAAGTATTTCTTCTCTATCATTTGTGCCGAGTATCCTTCTTATGGCCTCCCAACGCCATGCCCCATACAGATACTCAGAACAAAATAAAAGATTAAGGCTAAGAGAAGCCCTGCCAAACATATTCTTGATAAGACTACCATAGTCATACTTCGTTCCAACTTGATCCAAAGCCCACGAGCCAACACCTTCACGCCATGTTTTGTATTGATCTTTGACAGGCAGCCAGTACGCTTCGCCATCATATTCTTCCAATCGTTTGCTTATCTGCCTAAGTACTATCCCATTATCGAGGGCTTCCAATATATGTTTTCGTGTCCACGTTGGCGTAATCATGCCTTCATCATTTACTTCTTGTTTAAACTCATTAAACACAATAGACGCATGGTTATAACTTGGGCTCCATATCCTTATCGCCCTTCCAAGCACGCTGTTCCCTTTCCACAAAAGCCCATCGCCAGTGTCTATCATGTCTCTAACTGACAGGTATTTATCAAGGTTGTTTCCCATTCCTTTCGAGCTCCTCCATCTCTTTAAAAGTGTTTAGGGCATCAAACATAGTATGAAGGTTATCTTCAATTTGTTTCATGTGGCTCTCAATAATTACGACATTATTTCTGAATACGTGCTCAAGATACATGAGGTTGACCTCGTGTTGATCTCTCCCATCATTACAAATACAATCTATGCCAGCCATATTACGCCTCGGCTAAATCATTCCTAAATTTTTCAAGATCAAAATTTCTGCCTGGACATGTCCTCCCATCCATAGCAGCTTCCCTATGCCCAATGACTTTGTTTATAGATATTTCACTTGACAGGCATAGGTACCTTACAATCTTTAAGCCTGCCTTCCATTGACCGTCTGGGACATCGCAAGTATCGAAATTCCCTATAAAACATATCCCGATTGATTTATGGTTGTACCCATTTGATGAGCAATGTGCTCCTTCTGTATACGGCATCCTGCCCATAAGTATTTCATACTCATCATGAAGCCGTTCATCCCTTTTAACATTTTCTATGCCAAAATGATACCCAATATCATCCCACAATTTAACATTAATATGATAACGCCTAATCGCCTGCCAATCAACAACTTTCTGGTCCTTTGTCATGCTATGGTGTAGAATTATATATTTTGGTTTCATTTTGATGAGGCCGTTTTTATACTAAATCATCCATCGATATTGAGTTGTCATCCATCAATTCAAATAACTTCTCCCTAACATTATCATAAGCAGTGTATGTTTCTTCTGTCAATTCTTTGTATTTGCATTCATTTCTAATCCATTCGTTAAGATCCCATATAACAGAAGACATTTTTTGAGCTATCATCATAATGTCGAAATCATATTTATCATCGCCGGATAGATCAAATTTAATCGTCGCTTCCATTTTCGCCCTCACAACTATGGTTAATATATTCCTTGCCCATAAAATATCCTGCTCTTTCGTCTGTTACCGTAACATACAGAGAATGTTCAAGGTGAACGTCGATATTGGCAATATCAACAACCGTTCCCTTTGGGACTTTTATTATCTGATTTACCAAGTTTCTTTCCGATCTTTCCATGTATTCCATATTGAGCTGATACTTTTTACGCATTCAGATTTATCAAATTTTTTGTTAAATGCTGAAACGATTGTCTTCCACGAATAGTTGTTGTTTTTTGCCAGCTCTATATACTCAAGTTGCTCTTTACTTAGCTTTCTTCTAGGGTCTATCCTATTAGCGTCGTCCATGCTTGCTTCTTTTAGCTCATTAAGCCATTCTTCTTCAGTCATGTCAAGCGATTTTTTCTTCATATCACAACCTCCTTTGTTCTTTCAAGTTTCTTGACAAAGAAACGTGTATACACTTCGTCTTCGTCGCCTGCTCTAATCAAATACCCACCTATCTGTGGTGTCGATGCCCTACCAGATGCGAGCCTATACACGAATGGGGTCTTTAGCTGCCACCCAGGGGTAACTATGGATATTCCATAACCTTTTTTTGTTGCGATTCTAGTTTCAAATTGTCGATGTCGATGTGCCCTAACAATTACATCTGGCGGCTCATGCCTCCACCTCCCGGCTTCATTAAATGCTTCAACCATTTCCTTGTACACAGCTGTTGATTCGTAAGCAGAACTTGACGTTGTTCCGATATGATGGGAGAAATGTATTAGAGCATTATTATCTAATCTTGCCCACATCTCCCATCTTGAATGATTTCCGGTATCCTCTTGTGGAATTGCTTTGAGCCTTTTTGCTATTTCTTCTTCATTTTCAGCCGATGGCCCGACATGTGATTCAGTCCCTCTAAGGTGGTAATAAGCAGCACACTTTTTATTATGCTTTTTCATTACTCTTGGGGCAAGTGCCAAATATGATATTTCTCTTTGTCTTTCTAAGTTCGCAGTTATTTGCGTTGTTGACCCGTGATGATTACCATCCAAACAATCTCCTACATGCACCACAACGTATTTCTCATTCTTTGTAACTTTTGGAACCCATCTGTCCCAGAACTCTTCCCAAGCATCCCAAACAACAAGCTGGCTGTCTGATGGGACATACGAGCCTCCATTGTCCAATGCAAAGTCACTGTCCGGGTTATACAATCCAAATTTGCAACCTGAATGAGTATCGCTAATCACTACAATATTCTTCATGCATCCTCCAGATTATATTAATACCTAATGGCCATAGAAGCGTTTAACTATGGCAGCTTAGATCGCTTTTTCATATTTTTTGATCTACGGTGCTCAACAATTCTGTTCATGTATCTAACTATTACTGATAGCCCAATCTTTATTAAATACGCTTCCCATTTTGGCGACATAATGATATCCTCCTAGCTTATCTCCCAATTAAAACTCTTATCAGTTCTCTTACGACAAGTATTATTGCACCACCTATAGCCCCGAATATTGCCAGCCTTCCTTTCAGATTCGACATGTCAACTTCCGTAGTGCCAATCCTATCGCCTTGGGTGTCTAGTTTTTTAAATATTACGTTGTGCGCTTCTGTGTTTTCTTCAAGCTTAGCTTTAACATAACCTTGGAATTCAGCCTGCCCAACCCTCCACTCTTGAGTTTCGTCTACCACGTTTCAAAATCCCCCTATCAATATATAAAAATAAGCTAATGAACAATGTCCAGAACAATATCGCGTACAATATCATATACTGGGGCATGGATAAATTCTCTCGATGAATGATACAGATACGCCCCAATCGGCATATCGTTAACCACAACCCCATTCTCTATCACCGTGCGCCCCGCGTAGTCCGTGATGTCGTCCATATATCTGCCCCCACATTAACAACTGGCCCCGCGCCACTGCCATACGCAGATATGCTTGCGGCATTCACGCTGGAAAGTGATAATGTCGGACTGGAACACTCATCAAACTCCCGGCTTAGGTATAAATTGTCAGACGTTGTTGACGCATGTTCTGTAGGATCCAGCCACGTCATGCCATGTCGATCCATTGTCGAAGCTTCTTTGCAATGTAACAGATCCGGTCCATGTGCCGCTTACGCTTATATTCCAAGGTTGCAACGTATTTGGCAACTTGAACCCGGATATGGCTCCGCTCGTCGTGACAGAACTTGTCAGTGAGCCTGTAACAGCCCTTGTCTCACCATACGAAATTGCAGAAGCAAGAACAATAATCGCTACAATAGAGACGATAATTTTAATCATTATTAGCCTCCTCTAACCTTATAGAATACTGTATCAATACTCTTAACGAAAAATCTATTAACATTTTCTCTGATAAAAATTTTTTGCGTATCACAAATATCAAACTCGACATCTTTAACCGCATCAAACTTTGTATCTATGCATTCCCTTGAGAAATCACGATCTATATTTACACCGAATTCATTATCAACGCCTATTTTATAAAATAATGTTTTTATTGCCATTTTATAATATTACTGACCAACTGTTATATTTACAGTGATTGTTATCGTTGTCCCATCCGGTGCCGCTGGTACACCCACTGTAGCACAAGCCGGATCGCTCAAATCACTTTCTCCATATTGATTGAATGCCGATACATGATAGCATACGCTTCCAAAAGGTGCATTCTCATGTGTAAATGTATTAGTGTTAGCACCAACTTGGCCAACGATAGATGGCGTTTGAACTCCATCACCAACCCATATTTTGTATCCTGATTGCGGTAGATCAGAATTATATGCAGCCCAATTAACATGATCCCATCTCAAGATAACATCAGCAGCTTGTGCGGATGTGACAAGAAAAAAGCACAATGCGACAGTCGTTGAGAACAGTATAGACGATTTCTTTTTCATAGCAAAGCCTCCTATTTAATGCTGTTAATCGCCAATGCCAACAATAACATTAACTTTCAATGCTGGTGGTGCCGGTGGGAGTTCCTTATTTACGATATGCTCTACAACAGGGGACATATCGCTACTCCCATATTCATTATACGCTTTAGCGGCAAAGTAAAATTTGACAGGCCATTTTGGATCTAGCACTATAGAATAGTGCCCAAATCCGCCCTCATCTTTCTTAACATCTATCCCTGTATCTGAAAATGCATCCTTTACATATGAAATAAACAAAGTATAGCCATCAACGATCTCAGGAGTTGGGTGCTCAATCAACACATGAATTTCCTCCGCTAACGCTGTACCAACGGTGCAAAACATCAATGCCATAATAAATGCTAGTGATCTCATTATTTCCCTCCAATACTTATTGTCCCCTCCTTATCGTCTGCCACTGCCAACTCACTTACAACCATATTAATCACACTTGCGGCCTTCTCAAAAAACTTTTTTAAGTCACCATCATTCTTACTAATAGAAATAACCTCTGTTGTGGCTTCATTTATCCCATCAATAAACTCATTAACTGTGTCATCGTTATTCCTTACCGCATACAACGCCAGTAAAATTAATTGAACAAGATATATCTCAAAATAGCCATCATTATATTTCTTCAAGGCCCTTATGGCCTTCTTTTTTATATTCTGACGTGTGATTTTCAACTTTTCAAGAGTTATCTCTTCTGATTTTTTGATTCTATACGTTCCATTATCATTGATAAGGAGTTTTCTTTGATCATACGTCATATCGACGAGTTGAGATTCACCATATGGCTCACAATATAATTCAAACGTATTATTGCGATATGCCACCCAGATTTGATCGAGATCGCCGAGATCGACAACGGTGCCATCCGACATTACCCTAAGTCTTTCCTGTGGAATCTGGGCCATTCTGGACGGGATTCTGATGCTTTCACCACCACGAAGCACTTGGTTTATTATCATCCCCCTTTCAAGTATAAGGCCCATTAATTATCCCTCGGTTTATCAATGCTGATAATTCTTTGCGAATCTATAGATAGCCTACCGTCAGACGCAATCTCAGCCAGTTGAGACAATGCACCAGCACATGCATTGACAAGTTCTAACTGCCTTTCGTGCAAATTATTCGTCCTATTCATCTGCGCCTTCATCCTATCGACATCTGCCTGATATCCACGCCAAGCTCCTTCTATACCATAATGGCGTTCAGCCATAAACTGAAGAAGGTTAACAGTTTCCGTCCTTCTCTTGCCAGTTTTTACAACTTTGCCAGTACGCTCATCTTTAGCGAGTTCTTCAAACTCAATTTTGTTAAACACGAGTGCTTTCAATTCATTCTGCACCGCTTCAACAAGCGTATCTTTTATCCATTTTTTATCTGCTTTGGTTAGCATAACGCCTCCTTATTCATAGTCAACTGGTTTAATATATTGCAGTGTCCCAACGGCAGCTGCCGGCCTCCAGTCTGATGTTTGATTAGAACTTGACATATCTGTATAAAGGTCTCTTGAAAACTCCCTTGAATGTTGTGGTTCATACCCATCACTAATTACAGGTATCCCGAGTGCTGCGGACTCATTCGCGGCGACATATGGAATATCTTGTTCATCGCCATTAGAATCAAATGTTTTTTCACTTTTCGTTGATACGGATGCCGTAAGTATGCAATGTGAATGTGCCGCATATCCTAAATCCCATGTTCCTTGTATATTGCCGCCGGTGTTATAAGTGTCCACACTATCGCCAACGACCCCACATATTATATCTTCAACCGTATCATCAATAACCCATCCATCAATTGTATCATCGCGGTAAACCCATATCTTCTGTTTTTTATCACCAAACATGAGCCCAAGGAATGGCTCTTCTGTGCCAGAGTCGAAAAATGAATCTTGCCCATAATCTGGGTTTACTATCCTAGGAACTTTATTATGGGTATCACTCCATCGCATAAATGGTTCAATATCATATTGATTTGAAGATTTATCTTCAAATGTGTCGCCACTAAACCCACTTTTTAAAACAATGAAATTATTCTCTATCTTCGTAAGATCATCATCGGCTTCGTGGCTTTCACTAAATATCGTATCACTATAATTCTGAGACATGTTCTAACCCACTAAATCCAAATACTGGATAGTTCCAACGGCAGCCGCTGGCCTCCATTGATGACTCCCATACATAGATGTATGGGAGTCATCAAGCCAACTATGTGATACATAAGAGTAATCTCTGACTTCCCAAAAACATGCATACGACTTCACATCTGCAACACCATAATTATGTAGACTTGCCCAATTCCCATCTTGATCAACCAATTGCCTATCACTAGAGGAATAATCATACCACTTATGAGAGTGCGATCCACCATTAATACTCCAATCCCCGCTAACTGTGCCGCCAGCATTATATGTATCAGATGAATCCCCAACGACAGCAATTACACAATCCTCTATATCAGAAGATACATCAATGACCCACCCATCAAGTGTATCGCTATCACGATAAACATAGATTTTACACGTATCATCAGCATGCATATGGCCAAACCACCCCTTGCCATTGTCATCATCCGCATTGCGAAACCTCAATACTTTATTGACTGTATCCCCCCAAGCCATGAATGGTTCTACAGACCGTTGAGCGCTATCAGACATAGCACTTGCACCAGAAAAATTGGTTTTTATAGCGAGAAAATTATCTTCGATCTTATCCATCTCGCCATAAAAATACTCTTCATCATCATAGCAATCATCGTAATAATCTTGAGCCATCTTCTTTAGCCTTCTTGATTATATCGTCAAGTTTCTTTGTACTCTTTGGGAGAATTCTATCAAATGTGTACATATCACATGGACACAATTTTCCAACTTTCAACTCATTCATCTTGCGCTTTAGCTCTGGGAATATCTTATAGCATATCTCACAACCATTCTTCCCGACGGAATGGCATAGAAATATACCGTTTGATGCGTTTTGCACCATCCTCGATACCCATCTAACTTCTGTGTCTGATAACCCCATACCATCAAGAATATCGCCATTCTTAAAATCGATCTTATCAATGCTTTTTGCTCTTTTCTTTCTCATAGTATCATATCTCCAAATATTGTATTGTGCCAACAGCCGCCTTTGGACGCCATGTAGAGGGCCAAGTCGTATTACCGTCGTCAGTATACGAAAAACGGGCTTTCTTCGTACCAGACCCATCCCACAATTCATTATTTGCACTCGTTGGAGCCGCCATTGCCACCGTGGAAGGCCCCCAAGAATATAACATCTCACCCCACACAGACGGAGTTAATGTACTCCACTCTCTGCCTGTATCATTTACCCAATTGCCATTTGAATCAAAAAACACCATATAGCCGACACTATAAGTTTGATACACAACATAATATGCCCCAAACGCCTTATGTGAATGGGCAAGCCCACTAACACCATCCCAATCACCATATGCAGACCCGGTCTCGCCACCAGCTGTATACGTATCACCACCTTTAATTGATATTACAACATCAGATGGTGTCGAGTCAATAGCCCATCCATCTATCGTATCATCTTTATACATCCATATTTTTTGATCAGAGTCACCATGCCAGTATCCATACCATTCGGAGTTATTATATGACCTAAAGCGTTTCACCTTCTGCGCTGTATCGCCCCAATTCTGAAACGCTACGGAGTTTGGAGGGGCAGACGCGCCACTAAATTCCGTTTTCAAGTCCTCGAAGTTCTTCTCGAAGTACTTCATATCGACATTCGCAGGCTTTCTTGTTCTCTCGTAGCAGTTTTCAACAAAGTTCTGTGACATTTTTATACCTCATCACATATATGTAATACGTATGGTTCCAAATATGCATGGACAGAATCATTAGCATCTGCTATTTTAATCTCTATCTGATAATACTTAGCGGTTACAATTCCGGTTAATATTTCCATCATTGGCACCTCAGATGCTCCAGCAGGCCACGTTGAATCATATGAATCACTACAATATGCTTTAATATTAACCTTTGCGCCATCTGTCACCTCAAATATCTCAAGCCAAGATTGAGTTGTCAACCCTCCTTGCCTACCAGTCATTGTCGAATTAAACACAGACTTCCACGTTGTCCCTGTGCCGCTAACATAAATATCGCCTTCAACATATATGAGGTGCCTTGCACTAGTCGGGATTTCAAATATTGGAGATTTATAAATGCCTTGAAATGCAGTCATGTCGGCTATGTCTTTTATCTGTTCATACGGCAATGCGGAATCATCAAACACGATCTCATCGATATATCCGTAATGGCTATTTGTGCCATCATACCCAAAATACGTTGTCCCAGCAGGGTCGCCGTCCATATTGCCACCAGCATCATGTTCAACAGTTGTGTCAAGATCACCATTTATATACAGCTTTATATTAGTGCCATCATAAGTAACAGCTATATGCGTATACTTACTGCCATCAAATGATTCAGATGACGTAAGCGTAGTCGTCTCCCCACCTGCCGTTATTTCGGCATACACTTTATAATCTGGGCTAGATTTGTCGCCCTCAAGTTTTGAATATATCTTGTACTTCCCAGCACGATACGCAATCCCTTTTTGATCACCATCATCCCAATTGTAATCAACAACATATTTTAGCCATGCGCAGAACGTAAAGTTGTCGCAGTCAAATTCATCGCCTGTCGCCTCATCATAACTAAGCGAGCCGTCATCTGGCATGTATATGCAATCATCCGAATACCCGCCAGTATTCCAATCTGCTGGGCTATTTATATCAAATTGGTACGAACTATTATACGATTCTATTGTCGACCCACTGTTTTCATTGCATGGGAATATACACAATAAATCATCAAGAAAATCAAGATATTCATATGTCATTTGTTGATGTGAACATTTTAAATATCCATCATATCCACCCCCAGAATGCAGTTCCATATTGTAAAACTCTGCTGTACTATCCGTAAAGTCATCAGCATTATCCATCCAAGACTGTTCAGTCGAATGCTCCCAACCATCAGGTGGATCTATCAACGTAGCCGTTGTACTTCTTGGAACTTGGCCATAAATTCCATTATTTGAATACGTGTTTGCGATAAAAGTGTGTGTCCCTGGTTTGACGCCAACAAGAGTATAATTAGGAGACCTAAGAGCACCTAAAAATATTCCAGCTGGCCACGAAGATCCAAGTCTAAACTCATATAGCTCTATATCAGCATCATTTACCTTTGTAGAATATAGACTTATGGAATTCTGATTAACGGTTGCGTTAAGATACGTAAGGCTAGATGGGTACGATGTGTACCCCAATACATTATGTGTTACCAATTCAGCGTTATCCCAATCTTCAACAACCCCAAACTTGGTGACAGCAACAATTTTTATATAGTATTCTTTCCCTTCTTCAATCGGGTCTATATAAAAGCTGTTTGTCACATTAAACAGATGGTCATAATCATCACCACCATTAAGACTTACCCACACTTGAGCGTAATCAAAAAATGGGGTATTTGTTGGTAATGTTAAGTCGATATAAAGCCTTGTAAACCTTCTCTCTCTATAATAATAAATTTCCTCTGTAGGAGCGCTTGCATTAACATGTGTTTGCGCATTTCTATCAGGCAACGTACAATTAAACGGCTGAAAGTCCTTCGCATCATAATCCTTGTTATACAGCGAGACATAATCACGAATTAACTGCAATTGCACAAGCCCGTTGCTTTGATTATTTATAGATATTATTCTCAGATCTTCATCTTCAAACCCTAATGATGTTGTAGTCAATCTAACAATATCATGTGGGTCCAATTGCATAGCACTGTCCCTAAATACACCTGTTATAAGCATATTCTCTTGTGCTCGTTCAAGAAAATATGTACCAAGTTCACCGGCCATTTTTCTGTTCGTGCATCCTTCTAGCTGTATCTCTTCTATCTCCCCGCCACCATCATTTCCAATGATTACATTATCATAAATGTATTCGTTTTTCTCGCCTGTGCCGATCCTTACATATTTTATCCTCGCAGATGTTGGCCTATTAAAAACAGATGGTTTTTCGACAGATAGGTTAACCTTGCCATCAGCCCCAACGGCGATATCGTTATCAGTAAGCGACATGGCAACAGTTTGAGCATACTTGCCATTCGCAAAATTTGCGTCCATATCTGTATAGTGTAAATAGATCATCCCGTCATATTCAAGCATTACTCCCCTAAAATGCTTCAATAAATCATCTATTACATCTTGCGCATGTACATCCCCACTTATCATTTTATTATATCGCCATTCCCTATCATCAACGTAATCAGCACACGTAGTCCACGTATCTTGGTCAAATAGCTGGCGACTTATCCCCAAGCCATATCTTGTGTTCGTCATGTAATCGTACAAATGCAATACAGGGTTATCAGTCCACTGTGTAATACCAGTCCTAAAATCATAGCATTTTATCCCTTTTAAAACAACAGATCTTTCTGGGACGCCGCTAAAATAATTTTCGTTATAATGCATTTGGTAAACAATATAACATGTATATGGCAATCTATCAGTCCATTCGGGAACTTTTGCACTAAGATGTGAGTCAACAGCTTGGTCGGAAGACCCACCATGAAAATAATAATTTGCGTATACACCAAACTCACTATTTGGGGCTAGTTCTTTATTGCCAAGGTAAACATAATCGACACCTTCACATTCACCTTCGCACAATGCTTGTACAATCCACAGGTTGTAATTTTCCCAATCTCTGGTATCAATGAACACATCATTCCCGCCAACTCTCGCTTTCCCATAACATATCCCAAGGCGGGCCTGTGACGTTCGTGTATTGGCTCTAGCGCCAGCTGCCGTTTCGTCCTCGGTATCTTTTTTCGCGTCATGGCGTTGCCAAGCCGAAGCAATAATATTAGACGCAAGACTAACTATAAGGCCATAAACAACAAGCCCCTTCTCAACCATTACGCCACCAACTATAGCTCCTATTATTCCTACTGCTTGTGGCATCTAAACACCTTCTTTATCACATATGGCTTCAGACTCGTCATCATAACACCTTGTGATTCAATTACAGAATAAAAATTCCCACCACCCGTCATAATCCCTAAAAAATTTCTTCCTTTACATCCCCTCAATTCAAGTAGCAAAACATCCCCAGGCATTGCATCGTTTATAGGAACATCATCCGTAAATTCTGATACAAACTCTACCATCAATTTCTTCGCACGATCCGGGTCTTTTATAAACAGCTCTTTGTACTGGTCGCCACACTTATCACGGTTAAATCCACGCCATTCATTTGGGACTTTTACACCATTATTCTCCATATACAAGAGTATGTAGGAAAAGCAATCAACGCCAACATTGATACTATCGCTACCGAGTTTGTATGGCACACCAGAAAATGATTCTGCTATTTTAATAGGATGCATTGTTCACCAATAAAACAATATTAATCAAGCTCTCCATCTTCCCCACCAAATCTCTTTACCTATTATCGAAGGCAGCCATCTAAAGCCACCGAAATTATCTGTGTTACCATATCCTTGACATGCAGAATATGATCTATCACACGTTTTGCCAGCTGCATTATCATACCCACACTCGGTTCCACCAAACACTTTCCATCTGCAACTTGCTGATTGCCTAGAAAGAGTTCGCTTCGTCCATTGCGCGAATATATTTGTTACAGTAATTTTTATCCTTTCCTCATTATATTCCCAAGCGTCTATCGTACCTTGAAATAATATTATCCTGCCCTCTGTAGAAGCATCGTCACCTGAAACTATAGGGGAGTTATTCCCATTCAATATCGTAAACGAAATAACAACAGGGTCCCCTTGAACATCATATGTACTACCTATAAATAAACCTATTAATGTCCTATCAAGATCTGTTATCTCTATTGTAACCTTATCAACAACACTTTTTGTCGAATATTGAACTGTCCCTATTTTTATCGATCTTGGCTCATATACTTCTGTTATATCTTGTGTGTTTATCTTTCTTACAGATGCCCTTTTTAAAGTTCCAGAATTGTTATATCCTTCAATTTTAAATGTAGTTGTCGTATCACCATATGATTTTCCGATAAGTGAGTAATGACCATCTTCCTCACATCTAGCTATTGGCCCCATTTCAGTACCATCGCCAAGAAACGCATACATAATGCATCCAGAGGCTAGATTCTCCAGATCAAATGATACGCTATAAAACGTATCAAATATCAACGCCCCTGCCTGTTCTAACGCGCCAACCGCTGATCCATCATAATCAGCTTGTAAGCCTGCTGATGGGCTAGACCATGTAGAGTCCCATGTCCAAGGTGTAGGAGAGCTATCTCCATAATAAAATATCCCATCCTCTAGCAATTCTTCATCATCAACATCCCTCGTCCACCATAACACCTCACGACAATTAATTCCTCTTAAAGCACCCTTAAAATTATTCCTTGCTTCAACAACAAACATTCTTTTGCCGTACTCTGTGTTGCCAATTGCATACTGCCACTTTGTATACTCGCCATCAGCTTCCTCTACGTCAGAATACCCGCCAATTCCGACTCTAATTCTAAGGTCCCCACTATACACTGAGTCATCATCATACTCATCAATTATAAACGAGCATTTATGAAGCCTATTTGGCTTTGTAGAGCCTAGATGGAATAATACCCCAGAAACACCGATTGTGCCGTCTGTGCAATACCCACATGGGATAAACCTCATATTCGTTATTTCGCCATCAAACCCATCACTTGTAAAAAACACAATGGCAGCAGACGATACGCTATTCGCCATAAACGTGTATGTGCCATCTTCAGACGGCGTCTCCGACGCAGACTTCCCGCCAAGTGCTAACTCAAGAGTCCCATTTGATGACGCGCAATTATCAAGCGTATATGATATTAGGTATGATTCCCCAACAGTTAATATAGATGGTGATGTTGCACTGGCAGTAGATGTCCCATCAAATTCAAGATTGCCGTCTGAATTCTCAACTGTATTTGTTAATGACCAAGAATCATAATCCGGTATCGATACAGCAAGGCATCTCTCCCAATGCGTTGTGCTTGGATTATACGACCATGCAGCACCATAATAATTATACAAATCCGTTATTTCACTTTGTGTAAGAACTCTTTCATCATATACCCTTACCTCGTCTATCAACCCCTCAAACACATTTGTCGTTGACGCCCAACATCCTATCCTAAACGTCCCATTAGACTGGTCTATTGCCGTCCCAGATGGCTGTGTCGATGCTGACGGGATATCCCATGTTCCATCAACATTTACATATAGCCGTAGATCAGACCCATCATACGTTCCAACAATGAATGCCCACTCACCATCTTTAATTATAGCCGTGTCGGTCTGTATAGATAGCCAACTTGAACCATCGTATATAAACCACGAAACCTTCCCTCCGCTCGTAATTCTAATCCCGTATGATGACGTCCTATATACAGGGTCCTGATTTCTATTTGCATAGTTGCTTGGCTTAACCATACACATTACGGTTATGTTCGCCGGGTTAAGGCCATCCCCAGCAGATGTAGCGACCTCATAATATTGTGCGTTGCCACTAAATTCACCACACCACCCACGCTTTCCGTTTGGGTTCCATAATGGGGCACTCGCTGACGCTGTCATGTCGAATCCACTAGCACAGCAATCGACAAGCGTTGTCCCAGCCCCATCTATGAAATTCCAGAACCCACCAAGTGAATACCCAAGATTGCCAGATTGAAAATTCGGGTCTGGTATATTTATACCAAGATTTGTTATCGGGATATCACAATTTGTATATCTATAGTGAGTGCCGCCAATTTTCATATCAAGAAGAGCGAATGGGCTTAATTCACTAACACCGAGTTCAGATACAAGATTTGTGTCTATAGTTTTCATTGATTTAGCAACCCTTTCAACTTCAACCCGGTGTTTACAATCCTATTAATCAGTGTCTCAAAGTCCATATTATCTTCTGCAAATCTGCAGTGGACTTTTAGATGACCTGTAAAATCTGCTGTTATAACATCGCCATCAGTTGGAGCAATGTTAAATTCTATCTGATCAGCTCCATCAGCCCCGCCGCTTGCATTCCACGTATAGTCTGTTGTTTCAACCTTTGCAACTCCATCGACCATTATTATATATTGTTCACCATTCCTACACGGCATATTAAACAGTAATGTCTCGCCATCGCCCCTGCCGACATACTCATTCTTATATCCTGCCTTATCCCATCCAGTCGGGTAAAAGAAATTAAACGCCTCATACGACCCGTACCTTGCGATATAAAACTGATATAGAGTTTCAATCTCATCTCTTGTTATCCCTTTATACTTCAGAGAAAAGTCTCTCCTAGGATACATCCATTTTCTTTTTCTTTGCTCGACCCCCATATCGTCAAACTGCTGAATCATTGTTTTAAATTTTATTGATTCGCTAAGTGGGTTAAATATAGGAACAGTTGTCGTTTCAGGGTACTTCGCCATATTATATCCCTACCTTTCTAAGCGTACCTACAATAGACGGGTCTCCGGCCTCTAACGCGTCAATAAGTGGCTGAACCACCATAAGCGGATTTTGCTTCATGTATTCTAGTGCCGTTACTGGATCTAAGCTCTGAAAACTGATATTGAAATTATAGTTGTTCTCTGCTGCCTGCTTTTCGACTGGCGTCTGCGCATCTGCCGGGGACACTATCTCTTTGCCAGATTCCCCCATAATGTATGCGTCGCCAGTTTTTTTGCCAATGCCAAATATC